TACTTTTTCCCTGCAGCAAAATTATGGTACTTGTCAACAGTCAAATTATAAACTTGTTGCTTTTCTTGCAAATATTCAACTTTAGAAACTTTATGATTTTGATACACATCACAAAAGTCTTTGTAGCTTTTATACCCTTCGTTTTTTATTCTTGTTAGTACTTTATTGAACGTAGAATTACAAGCTGTTGCTAATTCTTTATATGTCATCCCATCTTTATAAGAATTTGCAATATTCTGGAACGTCAATGAGCTATCAAGTTTTGTTCCTCGCTTGTTAGTGAAATCGTTATTATACGTTTTAAAGTCTAACGATTTTTGCAAATCAGACCAGGTTCCAATATTCTCTGTCTGTAATCTTCGTCTTATAGCATTTGTAGAACATCCAATGCGATAAGCTAAATCAGTTATTGTATCAGTTTCTTTAATGTTTATTTTTATATTTTCAAGAGTGCAAGCTTGCTGTTCTTTGATGATATTGTTATGTGTTATTGTTTGTTGTATAGTATCTCGTTTCTTAGAGAAATCTTGCCAATTTCTAAATCCGTTCTCATTTAATCTTCGCTTGATGGTATTTAGATTTGTATCAAGAATATTTAGAACTTTTTCTACATTGAAATCACATTCTATAGCAACATTTAATATTTTTTCAAACGATAAATCTTGTCTTCTATTTGGGCTATTATTTTTCATCCAGACAGCATGTGCTCTATTCGGTTTGTTGAACTTATTGATATTGTTCAATTGAGTGTGATATCGTTTATGTTCATACTCATTTATGATATCAAGATTTTCTACAAGATTATTGCTTGGGTTAAAATCTCTATGATGAACCTGCTCATTTTCTTCGATCGGTCTAATAAAATATTCAGCTATAAGCCTGTGCTCACCGACCCAGCCGCCCTTAGCAACCTGTTTGTCCATCGTATAGACCCATTTATATCCACGGCTCTTTGCTTTAGCATAGTTTTCATACAAGTCTTTTACGTAAAACGGCATCAACGCATCACTTTGCTTCAAGTTCTTGGCTTCACATTCACTGCCGTCCCTTAGCAGGAACTTATGCTCTGGTGTGCAGTCAATATAGCTCTGCTCAACGAAGCTTCCATCTCTAGAAAAATAAATACGAATAATGTTTTGTGCTTGCCCGTTGAATGATAAGCGAGGCGAGTGTGCCTCTCCAATCTTTATCGTTTTATCAGAATGGTCATAAGACCATACATGGAAACGTTCACCATTACTATATTTTTCTGCAAGCTCTTTTATTGTAAATTCGCCACGCGTTGTATAAACAAGGGTGTCTGCAGTAACACAGAAGTCTGCATAACGGCTATTACTTGTAATTACTGTATCTGTTGCAAAGTTTTCGTATCCGTTAACTGTTAAGTCACCGACTTCAATTTTGTTCCATGGTATAATTTTTTTGATAGTCTTTGTACCATCTACAGACATTAGAATATCACCACTATTCAAACGTTGCGTTTCAACTTTTTCACCAACTGCTAACATATGCTTGTGGTCTGGTGTAGAAACAATAAAGCTACCATCTGTAAATATTGTCTTTACTGTATCTTTGAAACCGGACGAACGTGGATGATGAGCTTCTGCTGTCACAATTTTCTTTTGCTTTGGGTCATATGCATAGACAGTGAACTTTTCGCCGTTTGGATAGAGCTTTACAAGTTCTGATAATGATTTCATTCTTGGCAACTCTGTTGTGATGATGGGTATGAGAGTGGTCATATTTATGCACAAGCGGTCATATGTTCCATATGACGCAATTGCGTTCGCATACATATGACTGCTCGAGCGACTATGTTGCAGGAAACTTGAGGCTGGTAATTCCACATATGAGCTTGCAGCTTTTATCTTCGATTTTATTATTGGCGCTGTTTTAAAGAGCCGAGATAATTTCCCGAAAAGTGAGCGTCTATCTTGATTTGCCATTAGTATCTCCTGGTCTTCGTTTTGATTTTATATTCTTTACAAATTTCATCTGTCACTTGTCTTATATCTTTTATGCTATAGCAGTTTTTGAGAACATCTGCTGTAGCAATAACTAAGCTAATATCTGGATACATTTCTCTAAACATTCTCATTCTTGATTTATCTTTGCTACTAAAAAATCCTTTGACTTCAACAAAATAATTATACTCTTTTATATAAAAGTCGGGTGTATATGTTGAATTATCTAACACGAACTTTTTTGGTTCATAATCCCAAGCCAAATTATTCTTGTCGAGATATAAACTAACGAATGCTATTTCGTATGACGAGCGAAATCTAAATACTCGTCCCAATCTATCTGTGTATTCTTTGAAATAACCAGCCTTTGGTGTTCTTTTATACCCGGGTGCATTCTTACCAGGTCTATAGGTTCTATTAGTCTGAGCTGTTGCACAAGAAGTTGAGCAATACCTCAGCTTTGGATGATTTTTGAAATCTTCAAACATATTGCTGCAAGCTATGTTTTGACAAGCAAACATCGCTCGTTCTTGCTTATGAAATCTTGGAAGCTTTTTAGCACATTCTTTTGAGCAAGTTTTGCCAACATTTCCGTGAAACTTTATCATACAATTCACTTGCCAAAATGATTTTTCACAAACTTTACAGTTTATATAAGCACCGTCTTTTTTTCTTAGATTGACACCGCGATACTTTTTCTGCATCGATTGTTTGGAGCAAGAAAGACTGCAGAACTTTTTACGAAATAATTCAAGTTGTACAACAGCAGCACATTCTTTATTACACATCAAGCAATTGACAATAAATCTTCTAACATTTCTGTATGGCTCTATTTCTTTTACTTCCCTGCGGAACTCAAATCTATTCAGCTCTTCAATCTGCTCTTTTGTATACAGCTCTCCTGATAACAATGTCATTGTTGTCCTGCTGTCTCATCGTGACACAGCTCATCATACTCAAATTCATACTTTTCTGCCAGCTCTCTCATCAATAAATCAAATTCAGCTCTATCTTGTGGAAATAGCTTTGCTATCTGCTGTCTTTCGTCTGGTTGCAAGCGATTTGAGAACATTGATGGCATAAATATGTATATATTGCCTTTTCTCGGGTCTTTTGAAATTGTGTAAAGATAGTGTTTTTTAGACATAGAAATCCTCTATCTATAGAATATATCACAAGTGAGGATTGTTTTTTATATAATTGACAAGCGAGCGACGAAGATTTTATTTAGCTGATTTCTTGACAGATTCGAGCACTAAGTTTTTTAGCTCATTCACTCGCATCTTGCGAACTCGTACTTTCTTTCCTTCTTTTACTTTATAAGCTTTCTTATGGTCAACCTTGTTCACAAGATTTTCGCCACCAGCCCAAGTGTCTTCTTGTGCTTTCACATCTTCAACACAATCGTGGTCAAGAACTTCTTTATATTGTTCTTGTATCATCTTTCTGAGCTCACTGATTTTTACTTTCATCTTTGACTGTCTCTCCGTTATCTATTATCTATACTTTGAGCTTCGTTTCGTGATCTAAAATCTTTTTCAGTATTTGGTCTTTTACAGAGCGCGTCAAATCTCTTGATAGCTCGTCAGCGTGTTGTTCAACTTTCTGCTTCCAAGTGTTCGGATTCTCAAGTGAGCTCATTTCAAGCCAGATGTGCATCACTTCATCAACAATAAGTTCTATATGGTCAGATACGACTTCGTCAATCTTAGAGTGTGTATCATTATCGTCTTGAGTGCTTGTGTCTTCTTCTTTCAAACCTTTTTTCTTGACACCTAACACACACTTTTCATATTTATCTTTGTCAGAGCGACCGACTTGAGCAGTGCAGATAGCCCAGGGGTTATTTTTAGCCTTAGAAATCTCTTTTGTTATTAGCTTCTTGAGTTCACTTCGCTTGATACGCAATCTATTTCTTTTTAGCTCCAAGCTGTGCAGGTTGCTCTTGTGTACTTGTATCTGCAGTTGACAGATTTTTCATCACATTATGAAGATGACTAACGAGCGATTGTACAAGCACGTCAGCATTTCTTCTTAGTCGTTCTGTTCTGCTTTTTACGAGCTTTTCCCAAGCTTTTGTGTCAGAAAACTTATAGGAGCTTTGTGTCAATCTGTCTTCAAGTACGTCAACTACTTTGTCGACAAACTCTTTTGCTAGCGCATCAACTCTTGTGTGAAATACGTTCACAAGCTCACCAGAAACTTGCTCATTTAGTTCTTGTTGCTGCTCTTCTTCTGCTTCGTGCTCTTCAAACTCTTCAATTGCTTCTTCTGTCTCACTTTGAAGCAGCTCTGAGAGCTTTAGTATATCTTCAAGTTCATTTCTAAGCTGACGAGCAGCATCTCCGTAGACTTTACGACTTGCTGAAGAATAGGTGTTCTTGTTAGCTCTCGGTGATTTATCTCTGAGATGTGTTAGCGCATCAAGCGTACTTTGTGTGTGCTTTACATGGTCTTCAGAAGCAAATGGGACTTCTCTACCGTCAGGAAGCACATATGTTTTTGGGGCTTCGTTTAGTGCTTCGTTGATAAGCTGTCTAATTTGTGATTTCTTGATGAGCATATAGTTTCCTCTACACTATTTATCTGTCAACCCGAAGAAATTACCCAAGACATATCTATCTCTTCACCGTGTACAGTCTTTATTTTTTGTGATTTTCTTTGATAACCGTGAATTGAACTTTGTGGGTTGAATATAGAAGCAACATCATTTCCTGTGTTCTTAGCATCTTTCCAGCTTCTGCTGTCTATGCCTATTGCATTCAGCATAGCCATATTTATGTCTCGCGCTCTTTCATTGACAGCGAACGTTGTATCTGACAACCAAGCTGTTATAGCTAACGAGATGATTAGATCGTCGTTATACTTCTTTTCGGCCATCGCTTTCCCGTTCAGCCATCTAAATGTCTTGAGTTCTTCGACAAGTCGCGTTGAATAGCATTTTAGTGTCTTATTACGGATAACTTCTTCAAGCTTTGCCAAGATGAGAGGCTTAGAGTTCATATCTGTTCTGAACCCGGGTAGATTGTCGTCTTCTGTGAGAACTTCAAGGCTTGTCCCTGTGAATGCATTTCGTCTCTTGCCCTCAACATATAAGTTCGGGTAATTTAATTCTTTGAGCTTTAGAATAACAGAATACCCGAAGTTATTATTCTCTGGTGCAAGCAATGCATCATTATATTTTCTGCCCATTCCGTCAAGCATAACACCGAAGATTTCGGGCGGCAGTTTACCCTTATATTCAGCCACAACTTCCCAAGAGCTGACTTTCAAGCAGTGGAATGTTGAATAATCATTTCCGTCGCCCCTCGCTATATCTGCACCGATGATATATTGCTCGTTCGGCTCTGCTTGCTCCCAAATCCAGATATTTCTATCAATCCCAATTCTTTCTTGTGGGTCTTTTACACTCATATTGAGATAAGCGATGTCTTCTGGCTGGATAACTGTATTTCCAGAAGCAATAAAAGAAGCTTCATACTCTTGAGCAATCTTCTGTGGAGACATATTCTTGGTAACACGAGCAAACCAAGCATCACTCTGCTCAGGATGGTCTCTCCACGTGATTGTTCTCGCTTTGAACTCATTTACATTAGCTTCTGCATCAACGTATGTCTTGTGGAAAAAGTTTCCTGTTCCGTTAGGTGTTGAAACCATAATACAGCGACCACCGCGAGATAGCGTAGGATACAAACCAGCCCAGAGTTCATCAAGACCATCAACGTGGCTAGCCTCGTCAACCACGAGGAGTGTTAGTGCTTCTGAACGACCGACATCTTTTGACGTTGTTGAAGCTTTGACGCGTGAGCCATTGCTCATCACAATAGAATGCATATTATCTGTTATTGGTTTCGCTATAAATAAATCTTTGGGAATGTTTTTCAAAACAATCTTGACTTTATCTATAATATTTTTTGCTGTTTCTATTTTTGTTGCAACAACAAGCACATTTTTATTCTGGTAGAACATTATCATCCACGTGATGTATGCTGCTATTGTCGTTGATAGGCCCATCTGGCGGCCTTTATTTATGATGTTGAACCTGTTAGCTATAAAGTCTTTTACAATTTCTTCTTGATAGTCATAAAGATGCATTGGAATGACACCTCTAAGCGGATGTTCAACTTTGACGTATTTATTTATAAAATAGACAGGCGAACGACCGCACTCGAGAACTTCCTTGACAACAGTACTTTTTTGCATCTTGTGATATAAATATAATGATTATGAGCAAACTTCTTGAAACATATATCAAGCGATGCATAATTGCAGAGCAGCACACAGATAGCAGCAATATCATTCGGGCAATCATAAGCAAGTTCCCATCAGAATATATCCCCGGTTTCGACAGCGGCGGCGCGCTGCTCGCCCTGGCCGGCATCCTCACCGCCCCTGACAGGCAAGCTGCATTCTGGAAGAGATATAATACAGGTGAAGCTTTTAGAAAGAAGATGAGCTCATATACTTACAAGAAAGGAGACTATTTCGACTTCTGGCAAAATTCTGATGAGTTTCGAGAATATCTCAAGCCAGAGCTGAAGAGTGCAGAAGTTATTCTTGTAGAGCAAGATAAAGCGAGCGCTCTACGAATAAGTGACGTTCGTTCGGCACTTGAGATTGCAGAGAATGTCGAAGAGTTTGAAGAGATGGTGAGGGCAAGTATTTAGTCGATTATTTTTCTAATTACTTGTAATGATCGTTCATCTGTCAATAATTTCTTCAAACCAGAATGTAATAACTGGCTGTCTAAAAGTTCATCGAGTGGTGTCCAGACGAAGAAATCACTTTCCCATTCAAACTCTGGCTTTGATTTGACAGCAAATTGCTTTGGAACTATCCCAATAAAGTTATTGTATTGGAAATCTTTTTTCTTGAAAATATAAACCGGAACTAATTTTATCTTGTTAGTATATCCTGTCTCTTCACCGAACTCTCGTACTGCACCATCTTTTGGGTCTTCATTCGGTTTGATAATTCCGCCTACTGTTCCGTATGTCTGTCCTTCATCGACATCTGCAGAGCGAAATTGGACAAGAATATTTTTTGTATCAAATGCAATCGGAAGTATGCCACTGCCTTGACTGCCATGAAAGCTTATCCGTGGGCCGTCAGCTTTTTCTAATAATAGCTGTACTAATGATATAGACGTCATTACTCAACATCAATTTGATACTGTCTAACGAGCCTGAAATAAAAGCTTTCTCCGTGACCCCCGCCAAAGTAGCCGATTGGCTCGTGTCCTTCGTGCTCATTTATCACTTTGAACTTTAGTCTTTCACCAGTCTTCTCTTTATATGCTCGCTTTAGTTCTTTTTCTAGGTCATCAAGATACTTATAAGCAATTTTCTGCTCAGTTTTATAGTGCTCATTGTGTGTTAGCATCTTTGCAACTGTGAGATACGTTAGCTCAAAGCGATTGTCATAAAGCAGCTTGATTGTGACACCGACCGCTGGATTTTTTGTATCTATATTTTCTATAAATTGTGATAGTAACGAAAAATCAAGTGTACCATCTCTTAGTGGCATATTAGAAAGCTTTCCGCCGGGCGTGTATTTCCAGAGTTCTTCATCACGAGTTAGTTTTTGTGTTTTTGTAGCCATATTTGTAATTATATCTCAGAAGCAGAAAGATGAAACAAAAATAGCGCCGCTTTTGACGGCGCTATCTCTATGACTATATTATGTGTGAACTATTTTATTTCAACTTTTCTTGCGTTTTTCTCTGCAGCTTTCTCTTTTGGCTGCAATGTAATAGTCAGCACACCATCTTTATGCACAGCAGATACAGTATTCACATCATATTTTCTGTCTAATGTATATGCTCTTGTGAAACCAACAAGTGATAAACCGTGCTTTTTCTTTTCTTTTGCTTTTGCATCAACTGTTAGTTTCTCTTCTGTCACGCTAACTGTCACGTCTTCTTTCGAATACCCAGGAACAACTAACTCAACAACACAGGTGCCATCATCTGTGATGTAAGTCAAATCAGTGACTAAAGACAGATTAGACTTTACGTTGAGCTCTGGAAACTTTGGCCAGCTATCAAGCATCTTATCAACGTCTCTAAATACTTTATCAAAATCATTTACCCAACCGTGCCTTGACCAGTTGGTCTTCGGGTTCCAAACATTTACTAAAAACATTTTTTCTATGCTCCTTTGTTTTTGACATTTTCAATATAATCATCATTATTTTTATGTAAAGGTGGGTTGATAAACTTCTTTCTTTTCTCTCTAAACGAGCTTACTTGTACTTCGCTAGGTCTTATGCCAGCATTCCATCGTGCCTCTTGACCCTCAATAAACTGGATGTAGCACTTTTCACAGCATTTGTATTTCAAGTAGTATTGTGTGTCGTATTTT